TGAACGAGGGTACTTAACTCCTCGCTCAGGAAAGACAACTAGTGACTGCTTTAAAATGGCTGATATTTACACATGCACCCCAGATCAGAATCACTTAGTAGCTGCTTATAATCAAGAGCAAGCTTTTAGGATGTTTTTCGACGGCGATGGACTGGGAATAGCTAATATTTTCAAAGGCTGCTCAACACTCAAAAACGACCGTCACGGAGACCATTTGTTATATCAATCACCTGTTGGTGAAAAAAAGATTTACTTCAAAGGCGGTGGCAAAGCTAACAGTGTTGGGGCAATCACTGGTATGTCGTTAGGCACAGTAACATTTTTAGAGTACAACCTACTACACCCTGATTTTATTCGTGAATGTTTCAGACGGACATTTGCAGCTAAATGGAGGTATCACCTAGCAGAACAGAATCCGCCTGCACCAAATCACCCAAACTTAGAAGAGCTTGACCGCTTCATAAAGGCAGGCACATACCGTTTCAGACATTGGACGCCCCACGATAATCCCGCGTTAACCGAAGCACGTAAAGCAGAACTATATGCCGAGCTTAGTCAAAGCAAGTATTTACTAGATCGCGACTGGTATGGCAAGCGAGTTATGCCGCAAGGCGCTATTTACTCAATGTTTGACAAAGATTTACATACCATTAAGCCAAATCAGATTAAAGGTCGCCCGATTGAGGCATTTTTCGAAGCTGATGGTGGTCAAGGTGATGCGACTAGCTGCAGCTTCTACCTTGTGACGTTTGATAAAAAAGACGGCAAATACAGACTTTATCGACTTGCTAACTACTACCATTCTGGTAAAGAGTCAGGCGTTACTAAGGCAATGAGTATCTACGCTAGAGAGTTGCGGGACTTTATTGAGTGGTGCTATGAGAGATACAAAAAGTTGAAAGATTTGCCACGGTTCGATTACTTTTTTGTTGATCCGGCTTGTAAATCATTGCGTGAAGAGTTGCACCTTATAGGGGTACTGACACATGGCGCAGATAATAACAGCCGTGATAAAGTTTCGAGCAATGGGACGAAAATAGAAGTAGGTATTGAAAGAATGCAAAGCGCCTTGACAAAGGGCGTTTTTTATCTAGTTGATCCGGGTGATCAGCATGATCATTACTACTTTGTGCGAGAGGTCGGCATGTATGTGCGTAACGTAGCAGGATATCCAGTCGACAAAGATAACCATTGCTTGGATGAAACCCGATATGCGATCAACCATTTCACGAGAAAATACATTCTGTAGGCGGTGATGAAGTGAAAATAGTCGAAAAAATTAAAAACTGGTTCAGGAGAGGAGGTTTGGCAGTAGGTATGGGACAAGAGTATGGTAGTATTTTAGATCACCCAAAGATCAATATGGACGAGAATGAACACCGACGAATAATCGACAATCTACGGATATATCGTGGAGATCATCCAGCTGTTAGGTACTTGAATAGCAAAGGGAATTGGAAAGAAAGACCACTTATGTCGCTTAACATGATGAAAGAAGTTGCAGATACATTAGCAAGCGTCGTATTTAATGAGAAATGCAAGATTGACATCGCCGATCCGCAGGCACATGAGTTTATTACACAAGTGTTTGAAGACAATAATTTTATTGAAAATTTTGCCGAATACCTTGAGCCTATGTTTGCCGTTGGTGGGTTAGGAGTGAGACCTTACATTGATACGAAAGATTATAGTGTCAAATTCAGCTGGGCACAAGCTAATACCTTCTACCCGTTACACTCTAATACCAATGAGATCAAGGAATGCGCAATAGCAACAGTCACGACCAAGGTCGAAAATAAGGAGAAAGTTTATTATACGCTCCTTGAATTTCATGAGTGGGAAAATGACGTTTATGTGATCACTAACGAGTTGTATAAATCAGATAAGCAGACCTCACTCGGCAAGCAAGTGCCGTTGTCACACCTCTATGAAGACTTACAGGAGCGCACAGAAATACACCGTGTCACACGTCCAGTTTTCAATTATTTGAAACCTGCTGGATTTAACAATATCAGCCCTCATAGCCCTTTAGGGCTTAGTGTCGTTGATAATGCTAAAAATACGCTTACTCAAATTGATACTTCCAATGATCAATTTTACTGGGAGGTAAAAATGGGGCAGCGTAAAGTAGCAGTGAGCTCAGAAATGACTAAGGTCAGAATGGATCGAGAAGGAAATCCTGTGACAGTGTTTGATGATGAAAGCAATGTTTTTCTCGCATTGCGCGGTGAGATGTCAGAGACGTTTATCAAAGACCTAACAAACGATATCCGAGCAAAAGATTACATTGACTCCATTAATCACTTTTTTAGGATATTAGAGATGCAAACTAAGTTATCCACTGGTACGTTTAACTTTGATGGTGTTAGTGTCCAGAAAACAGCAACCGAGGTCGTTAGCGAGAATTCACAAACTTATAAAACAAGAAACAAGCATCTTGTCAACGTGGAAAAGTTTTTGAAAGAGTTAATTGTGTCGATCTTGGAATTATCCTCAGCTACTATTAACAAAGAAGGGCGAGCAGTTTACTTGGGGACTATTCCATCATTTGACGATATTGGAATCAATTTTGATGATGGTGTATTCACTGATAAAACAACTAAACTTGAACACTACAGCCAAGCTGTTGATGCTAGATTTATGCCAAGACGCGAAGCAATCCAACGAGCGATGGATGTATCAGAAGAAACGGCTCAAGAGTGGATTCTTCAAATGCGCCGTGAACAAATACAGTTTGATCCAGAGTATCGAAACAGAATAATACCTACTGCACTGTTTGGGCGTGACGAACTTAATCGATTGAATGAGGGATCAGATAATGAGACCGACTAGGGAAGAACTAGAAACCTATGTACTTGAAAGTATTGAGTTGTACCGTAACTTAGACACAGAAATCTTTCGCATAATTGCACAATTATTGAAATCAGGCACTGATCAACCTATTGAAGTATGGCAATGGGAAGCCTTACGCAAGGCAAACATGTTAAATGACCGCACAACAGAAATGTTAGCGAGTGTTACAGGTAGAGCGACTGACGATATAGAACGTATAATTCGAACAGCTGGCGAGGCTGCAGTTAATCAGGTAAATTCAGAACTAGCACCGATTTTAGGCAGCATTAAGCAAAACCAAAATACAAGTCGTATTATACAAGCGTTCATCGATCAAATTTTTTTAGATATTGATAACTTTGTCAATCAGACGTTAATCACTACCAACTTTGGGCATGGTGTTGTGACGCAAATGTATCAAGGTATCGTTAATGATATAATGGCTAACTTTGCGACTGGGAAAATGAGTATTCAACGAGCGCTCCAGCGGACTATTTTAGCATGGTCTGATAAGGGCGTCAGTTCTATTTTTATTGATCGTGGAGGGCATTCGTGGTCGCTTGAGCGGTATGTTCACACGGTGCTGATGTCCACACTTAATCGGGTATATAACGAGCTGAGGATGTCGACTATGCGTGATTATGGGGTGCATACTGCAGTTGTAACCTCGCTACCTGATGCAGCCCCAAGATGCCAGGAGATCCAAGGGCAAATCGTAGATACTCGACCGATCGGGCAGGCAAATAGTGGATTCCCATCAATTTACAGTTTTGGGTATCCTGATCCTGGTGGACCTTTTGGAGTTAACTGTCGCCACATGATGATTCCTTTTATTCCGGGGGTTAATATCAACAATCAGCCACAGTACAATCAAGCAGAAACAAACAGAAATTCAGAAGCAAGAGATAGGCAACGACAGCTGGAGCGGCGGATCAGGCGCAGCAAAAAGAATATGATCATTCTTGAGGAACTAGGATCACCAAGTATTAAGGCTTTAAAAAATCTTCTTTCAAAGCAGCAAAAAGAGCTGAGCGATTTGATAAATAGATTCCCCGGCGTTTTATCTCATCACAGACATAGAGAAAGGTTATTTACACCGAGATCAAGTATCATACGTGACGAATTAAAGAGATAAAAAAATCGCCTTTCTGCTACAAGGCGTTAAAGAATGGCTTATCCTATCGTGCCGCAACACGAAAAACTGTGTAGGAGGAAAATATGAAACGTGATTTTTTAACAAATTTAGGAATTGAAAAAGAGACAATAGACAGTATCATGGCTGAACATGGTAAGGCACTCACAGCAACCAAAGCTAAGTTAACAGAGTCGGAAACACAGTTAGCAGAAGTGCAAACGAAGGTGACTGGTTTAGAGGAATCTTTGACTAAGCGTGATGCTGATATTGAAACTTTGAAGAAGTCTGACGAAACAAATGAGGTGCTCAAAACTCAACTTGCAGAAATGCAGACGAAATATGACGCTGATAAAGCTGAGGCTGAAAAGAAACTTATCCAAGCAAAAACAGATTCAGCTATTGAACTGGCACTAACCAATGCGAAAGCGAAGAACATTAAAACAGTACTACCTTTGCTTGATGCAGAAAAATTAGCGCTAGATGGTAATATGTTAAAAGGTATGGACAAGCAACTTGAAACAATCAAGACGGATAATCCGTTTTTATTTGAGAGTGTAGAAGCTGATCCAACGCCACCGGCGACACCGCAAATCACAGTAGGCGGGAATCCGCAAGGAACGCCACCAGGAGAAAAATCATGGCGAGATAGAATGAAAGAAAATGTCGCCAAAGCAAAAAAACAGGAGTGATAAAATATGGCAATTGCATTAGATAAAAAAGATTTAGCAATAGTAGATAAAGAATTTAGAGTCGAAAGTAAAGTTTGGGATGTACTCGGAATGGGTGCAAAAGATATCCAAGAGTCTGATTTTGTAGGAGCAAACGAGGTTCGAGTTAACAAAATTTCTGGTTTTCAGCAAATAGCCTACCAACGTAATGCAGATAATGCGCGTGCTAAAGTAACAATGACTAAGCAAACATTGAAACTAGAGTATGAAATCTGGATGGGTTACGACCTTGACGCTTTAGACCAAATGGAAAACGGTGCTTATGATACAAGCATCGTTATAGAGGAGCATGTTCGAAAAGTAGCTATCCCGCAAAAGGATATTACAGCAATCGAGCGATTGGTTGAGCATAGCGCAAAGCAAGTAGAAGAGACTATTACAACTGCAAACTCTCTAACTGCTTTCGACGCAGCAGAGCAATACATGACAGATCAGGAAATCACAGGAAACATGGTTATGTTCGTATCATCGGATTATTACCGTAATCTTAAAAACAATGACAAAGTGAGTAAGACGTTTACGACCAACACTATGCAGATTAATGGTATTGATCGCCGAGTCGGAATGTTGGATAACGAAATTCCTATTATTCAAGTACCTAAATCTCGTTTGCAAGTAGTCGATGGCAAGATAATCAATTTCATTCTTGTGCCGTTAGAGGTAGCTGCACCAATTGAGAAGTTCAATGATGTAACGATTATCCCAGCATCAAGTGACAGAGATGGATATCGTGATACGATTAAAGGGTTGAACTACTATGATTTGATTGTTTTCGACAATGCAACGATAGCGATCTATGTATCATATGAAGAAGTAGTATAATTCAGGAGGTAAGTTATGTATAAAGTAATTGAGAGTTTTAGAGACGGAGAAACAAAACAACGTTATGAAGTCGGAGATGTATTCCCCCGAGAGGGGGATAAACTCCCATCAAAAGAACGACTTAACACATTATCAACTGATAAAAATATAGGTCAAAGACCTTTTATTATTCAGATTGAGGATGAGCCACCAACAGAACCGCTGGCAGTAGTTGAAGACGCGCCACCAACAGAAGCCGAAGGCGGTGAGCAAGTTGAGCCTCAACCAGAACCACCAGCTAAACCAAAGCAGCCAGCAAAGAAAAAGAAGTGAATACCTGACTTATGCTGAATATCTTGAGTTTGGATTTGATGAAATTGAAGGACAATTCAAAGCATTTCCGCAGTATTTAAAAAGGGCAAGTTATGTGCTAGACCATGTAACTCGCAAATTTTACCATCGCGCTGATTTAGAAACTGACTACGATTGGCGTAGAGATGCATTTAAACAAGCTGTTGCTGCTCAGATTGAGTACTTTTCGGAGTTAGGTGGATTCACAAGTGAGTCACTCAACAACGAGCCACAGCAACAGCAGATCGGGCGGATCAGTGTTGCAAAGGTAGCACGTATTAACGCCACAGGGCAAGTAGATGAGCGAACTTTGTTGAGCAAGGATGCGTATATATTTCTCGAAGAAACTAGCTTACTGTCAAGGGGGATCGGCTAATGAGTAGAAGGAAACGAGCAGCTTTAACAGTTGATCCTAATTGGCTAGTAGACTCGTTTGAGTATCATGAGTATACAGGTGAAAAGGATACATTTGGAAAAGTAAAGTACGCTGATCCAGTTACCGTTCGCAATGTCAGGATTGACTATTCAAAGGTTTGGAAAAGGAATAAAACCGAGGCGGTAGTTACAGCAAATGCAGTTATATTCTGTGTTGCTTCTCACACTACACCGTTTCTTGACTTTAAGGAGCAATCTAAAGTAGAAATGGATGGCAAAGAATACATCATCCAGAAAATTATCAAAAACAAAGAACCGTATCATGACACTCTATGGTCTATTGAGTTGGAGGTGATTTGATGGGAGTTAAAACAAGTGTACATGTTGACTTGGCAGGTGTTAAGAAAAAATTCGGAAAGCAAAGTATGAACTTAGGGCGCATGGCAATGGCGAACCAAGCCTTAGCTGATATGAATCAATTTGTACCATGGATGACTACAGCACTACGCCAGACTGGGCACGTTGTCAATAAAGGGCAACAAATCCATTGGCGTACACCTTACGCTAAAGCGATGTTTCATGGCAGCCGTCCTTTCCGTCGTGGATCTTCCCAATGGGTCATTATTCGCAATTACAAAAAAGCTGGCACTGGCAGTCGTTGGGATTCGAAAGCTAAGAGTCGCTACGGTCAAGATTGGGCGAGAACCTTTAAGCGAGGTAGCCTATTGTAATAAGTTTTGAGTCACACCTTACTTGGTGTGTGGATTGAAATAAGCGAGGTAGTTTATTATGACATTAGATTTCACAACACAATTACATAGTTTTGTTGATCAGCTAGATTTGCCTTTTCCGATTACAGTCGGTGCTCTTGATGTTGAGGATAGTATCAGCTTGTATGCACTGCCCGGTGGGAAAACAATTAGGGAATTTTACAACGGCATAGCCGATAAGGAACTAAATTATGAGTTTGGGATCAAAACCAAAGATCAAGCGTTGGCGATTAAAACACTTGATATGATAGCTCATGCGCTTTTTGAAGCGGATATCCCAAGCGGAAATGATAGTTACGAGTTCAGAGGCATCCAAGTATCAAGTGAGCCATTTCTGGCGCAGATAGATGAGCATACTTGGATGTATCAATTAATGATTACAGCTGAGTTAACGGTGTATAAATAGGAGTGGATTAGGATGGTTATTTACGCAAAACGCAGAGGCAAAAAAATAATGATAGAAGCGGGCGAGGGCATAATCCCTACTGTTATCAGTGATAGAGCTATCAACGAATTCATTAAAAAATTCCCTCGATACAAAGGTGGGTTTTTCGCACTGTATCAAGGGAAGGAGTTTAAGTTATTTGAATCCCGATAAACTTAAAATTATATCTGCTGCTACTTTTGATGCAATCGACAATGAGAAGCTGCCAACCTTTTCTAGCAATGATGATTTTGTTTTATTCCAAACTTTATCATCTCTGACGTTATCCAGAAACTCATGACCTTTCCAAGTAATCTTTTGAATATCAACATCTGAACTATTAACGAATTGCCTTACTTTAGCGTTAAGATAGCCGCCATCAGCTAATAGCACTGCGGTATAGAAGATAGTCTCAAAAGTGTACTGTTGTAAATCTGGTCGATTCTTGTAAAAATCTGCTAGATTAAACAGTTGAACAGTTTCTAACGATTCAATTGCCAGTAGCAAATCTCTAACACATTCATGATTAAGCTTCATCCTCTTCACCTCGCTTTCTGGTACTATTTTATCAGAATAAGTGGGAATATGATGTCGAACCACGTCCTTGTTATGACGGTAAACTGACTCTTGCAAGTCTAGCTCTGATCAAGCTATACAAATTGAATATTAGCAGTAAAA